TCGAGGTTTTTCCGAGGCTTTTCCGAAGAGGTTCCCAACCCGGCGTTAGCCGGTTAACCGGGCACGCTAAGGGTTGACAGATTATAACAGGGAGTATATCATACGAGCGCCTCAACCCTTAGGAGTGGTTCGCCACCTCCTAAGGAAAGAGAAGAAACATAAAACGTCACTTTTTAGCTTGCCAAAGATTACGTTTTGCGAATGCCGTTTAAGCGTTCATCCGGTAGCAGTCGAGCAGGCAAGCGTTCAAACCGTCATACATCGTCCAAGCGTTCTTCGGCGATTAGTAAGACGCTTGCCACTCGCGTGGCCAGCCTGGAGAAGAAAGTGAAGGCAGAGGTCCACAATTGGAAATACATTTACACTCCGACGACGACTCTCACTAATGATCTTCGTCTGGCCAACCCCTTCCTGAACGCGATGAACGTTGTTCCTACTGGACTCACCGAGACCAATCAGCGTATTGGGGATCGGCTGAAGTTCCATTATATGGAAGGCAACTTCCATTTCTTTCGTCTGTCCCCGAACGTTCTTCCGCCTGTGACTTGTCGTATGTTGATTGTGCGCGAGACTTCCGCACTTGGTTCAGTCATTTCACCTGCTGGACTCTTCAACAGCGCCAGTCCCGACCCCGTCGATACGTTCAACCAGACGACACGGGATCATTCCCGGTACCACATTCTCTGGGATGAAGTATTCATCCTCGGAGCAAATGTGTCGCAAGCCATTGGCGGTGCCCAGGGGAATCCTAACCCCTGCTCGGAGAAGTACATTAAGGTCAGTATTCCGCTGAACTTTATTACTGACTACTCCCGTGGAGTTGCTGGCACCGTTGCTGACATTGAGACGAATACGTTGAATTTCGTCGCCATCACTGAGGGAACCACGGCCAATGATATTAATATCAAGGCGTCGGTGATCCTCAAGTTCCTGGATGCCTAAAATCACATGTGGAGACTTTTTTTATAGTTGGCAACTTTAATAAACTTACCCTAGTGATTTTTCTTACCCTAATTTTTTTACTTACCCTAGGCACCCGCAGGGTTAGGGTTAGGTTGGGGTTAGGCATTATAGTGGGACCCGAAGGGTCCAGCGGGGGCGGGGGCGGCAGCCCCAGGCAGGCTGAGGCCGAAGGCCGATGCCGATTAGGGTAACCACCCGCGAGGAGCGTCACAGGCCCGAAGGGCCTGAAGCAAGCGGAGGCCGAAGGCCGGAGCTTGAGCGAGGAGGGGGGGTCCGGGGGACCTTGGTCCCCCGGCGCCGCGGGCGCGTGCCCGTAGGGGTCCAGGGGACGAAGTCCCCGGCAGGGTGCAGGGGCGGAGCCCTTGCAATAAGAATAAAACTTTGTTAAAAAAAATATTCTTATGAAAAAACTTGTTTTTTATTCTTTTCTGATTTTCTTTCTTTCCTGCTATTCCAGGCGAACCAACTCCATATTCTCAACCGTCCAGAACACCCACCTGTCCTCGGACAGCCACTCTGTCTTGGGTTTCTCATTGCAGAATACCCAGATGTGCGGGCACGTGAACCACATCTCCTTACCTTTGTACCGCTTATCGTAAGCGTACCCACCTTTGACTACTTCAATGGCGGCGTAGAGCTCCTTTAGCCGCGACTGATCGACACTCCGTGGCAAGTCGTACAGGTACAACGTACAGGGGGGGAAGCTCATCACCCACTGCATCAAGTCGTCCGCCTTGCCGATTGTGGTAGGTACCACCCTAGCCACTCCAAGAAATGCTAATTTCTTGACCAAGGTAGACTTGCCAATCCCCCCATGTGGACAGACCAGCACATTGATATGGCGGGTATCCACAGACTTCGCAGAATACGAGGCTATCGTCTCCTGCCATGACCAGAGTGAAATCTGGCGTATGTCCTCCGGCTCCGTCCGTAGGACCTGCGAGGGGTCGGACCATGGACCAGACACCCGCCCCTCCAATTTGTTCACATAGAACGAATTGTCCCGGTTCGCCGAAGACGTAAGGCTGAGGTGGAGGGAATCGCGAAACTCCGGTTCCGCCTCCCCCAAGGCCGCCAAGATAACGGTTCGCACCTTCCCTAACCGTTGCTTGAGCTTGAGCGAGATCCGACCTTGGAAGTGCAGTAACTCCGACTCTGTTCCCTCTTCCAGTTGGAAACTCCAAGCTTTGCAACTCAGCGGTAGCCCTGTGGATATCGCTATCAAAGCTCTCTGTGTCGCTGTCCAGGTCGATTGGCTCGTCCTCAGCGAGAAATCCCAGACACATGCTGCATTGGCAGTCGACATTTCCGGTGTGTTCGTTCAGGACCGATGTAGGCGTAGTACTACGAGGAATAGGCATCTGTTAGGGTGTTTGTGAAAACGCACTATAAGTTACTGAACCTGTGACCTGGTTGTTGGGAAAATAAACATAAGAAATTTTTTGTGTTTTATGTTTGGTACTTGTTAATGTGCCAGACTGATCCAGGCTAAAAATAGATTTTCTTATCTGGACCATAGTTTGTTCCAGTTGTGCCAGGACTTAAAATAAATATAGTATATATTTATTGGAACATCTAAGGATAGTTCGAGGTTTTTCCGAGGCTTTTCCGAAGAGGTTCCCAACCCGGCGTTAGCCGGTT